GTTAGCATTGTGGTGGCTTTTCCAAAAAAATCAATAGGTTTTTCGCAGCATTGCATATATGGACCGTAAAAATCTTCTAAAACCATTTTTTGAAAATTTTCGTCTTTATATACAGTAAACAAGTTGTTATATATATAACTAACATCGGCTAGCTCTTGACCAGAAAGCTCATCAAAAGTTTCTTGAGTGAAAACAGGTTTTTGCCAATCAATATCATGAAAAAAGCTTTTTATAATGTACAAATCTATGCATCTTTTTTCAGCGTATTCTTCGCAAGTATTACCAAGCAGCTCTTTTCTTTGAATGAGTTTTTTATCTAGTTTTTGGCGAGCTTCTTCAATTAATTTATCTTGTCTATCAAGTTGGCTTTGAAGATATAATCCAGACTTATTTTCAATAAGGCCTTCTATGAATTTTTCTTCGTCGTGAATAGCTCGCTCGTCTTTTTCTGTCCAATCACCTTGGTCATTAAGCAAATCTAGAATTTCTGCTTCTGTTGGTATGCCGCGATTTTTTGCTTTTTCTAGATGTTCGATTCTAAAGTCGTCAATGTCTACTTGCTCATTGATTCCAAGATGACGAATATATATTCTTTCGTCGTTATAATAAGATATTGAGTGGCCGCGAACAACATCGCGAAATATTCTTTTGAATAAAGTCTGCTTGAGGCCTGTTGAAGGCATTAGATATTTCCTTCTTCAATATCTTTATCTAATTGCTCTAAATCTTCTCTTGTTACTCCTGCAGTAAAGTACCAATAACTAATAAACGTCGCAAGCTTGCCTTGAATTAAACCGTACAATTCGTCGTTTGATTCATCAAGTTCATAATATTTTTGTTCTTTTTCTTCAAATGTCTTGCCTACAAAGAACAATTCTGGATCTTCTTCTCCATGAGCTACATATGTTAAATTTAAAACATACCACAAAATTACTCTGTTTTGAGCTTTTGTATCTGCAGTGTGATTAAACAAAGACGCATAATCAGTTTCCATGTCAACAATTTGCCTGCGCAACTCTCCCATTTCTCCAATAATTTTATTTGCTTTTTCTTCGTCTTGAGAATTTTTTTCTCCAGTCTTGGTGACAAGGCGGGTATAATCTGTTTGTAGTTTACTTAGATCAGCATAAGCTGTTGACAGTCTTTGCGCGTCTCTTTCGGCCATCAACCCACCAGCGTCGCTATATTTTTTTGCAAGCATAGCTTTGGTCAAGATGCCTCTTTTGACGCATTGACTCATTTCAATGCTGTACTCCATATCCGCTTCTTCGATCTGTCTGCGGTTGGGCTCTTTTAGTATAATACGGACTGGCTCTTTTTCTTTAACTTTTTCATTAACAGAAACCTTTTTTTCTTCTCCAGTTTCTTTGTCGATGATAGTTTTTTCTATAGCCTTTTCGACTTCCTTTTCCAGTTCTACTGTGAAACTATATATTTCTTTCATACCTTTTGCCTATAATATAATATTTTTCTAACTATTAAATTCAAATTCTATAGTGAACTTTTCTAAATCATCATCATTGTTGCGTATATTATCATTACCCATGTCTAAAACTTTTTTGCGAAGATATTGCATTTTATCTTCATCAAAGTAATCTGCCTGTTCTAATAGTTGTTTATGTTTTGGTAGATTTTTACGAAGTTTACAGAAATGAATGTCGTGTTCTGTTTTTAAATCTTCCAGAAGAATTAAAAAAGTTTTGAAAAGTCTTTTTGTATTACGACCATAATACTCGCCCAGTAATGCCTTTGCGTCCATAATTATCCTTAAACCTAAATATCTTTACACAAAAAACAATAAAAAGTGTAAAGAAAAGCATGGCGAGTCTACTTACAACTGCGGAAAAAACAACTTTAAATGAAGCAATGGACGCTTTGCATGATACTTTTGCGCGCGATATTCAAATTATCAAAGAAGCAGTCAAGACGGTATCAACCTCAAGCTCACAATTTAACTCTGTTTATGGAAATGCTGGAGCCACAACAAGCTTAGTCTACACACCACAATCAGGAAGTTACAAAGCTCGAGTACAATATCTAAGGCAAGATGAAGATTACTTTAGCGACTCTCAGCTTGATTCTCAATTAAAAATTAAAATGCCTGCTGGAAGTGTCAGAATTAAAGTTTCTGGGGACGCTCATGATTACCTTAAAGACGCAAAAAGAGTTCAATTTGACGACAGAAGATTTACCATTTTTAGTGATTATAGGCCTCACGGACTTTTTGACGCGAGGTATTATACATATTATTTAAGGCCGATTGATGAGTAGAGTTATAGTTCCAAAATCTGCTGTGGAGTTGGCGCTCACACAAGCTGGTAGGCATTTAAGAGAAAATGTCGAACCAAGATTACTTAACGAGTTCAGTCAAATGAAGACTAGCTTACTCTCTAACTTCGATGATCATCCAGTTACTCGCGAACTAGAGCTAAAAACAGGAGCAGACCCAAGCGCATTTACTTCGTATGGCAGCTTATTTGGTTTTATCGGATTTAACGAAAGTGACGAACCAACCAGAATAGTTAGAGAAATGTTAGAAAAGTCAGAGTTAAAATTTATTAAATCAAAAAGTGGGAGATTAGATTTTAGAGTTTTTCATCCCAGTAAAGAAGAATTATTCGCTGCAACTCCACTTCCTTGGGCAACTGGCAGAAGTTGGCTAAGGGGCATTGAGTCTGGCATGTCTGGATTTGGTAGATATCTAAATATAGAAAACGAGGCTAGTCGAGCTGGCAAAGGTATTCAAGCAAAAAATAAATTAAGATCTACTAGATTTAAACCAACAAAATATATATCTAAAATACTCAACGATTTCATCCAAAAAATAGAAAAATTATCTTTATGAAGCCGCAATTTCAACATACTCTTGTAACCAGCTTTTATCTTTGGTTCGACAATTACTTACAGGACAACGGAGAAGCTTACAAAAACAAAACTGGCATATTTTATAATATGACAGACGACAGACTAGATAGTAACTACAATGTTTACTCGTCTCCATACAAACAATTTATAATCGATAGCGGGTTACACACCAACGTGGTGAACTCTCAAGGAACTGAAGGTGCAATTGTTATTGACAGAATAAGTGGCCAAAGAGCCGATGGCTCCGCGTTTGAAGTAACTCGTGGCACCAGCGGTCTTAAAATAGATTATGAAAATGGCCGCGTATTCTTTACTGGCGATGAAAATGGAGAGCTACCAGGAAACGACTTATCTCTTAGCGGTCAGTTTGGGGTAAAAGATTTTAATGTATATGTAACAAACCAAACAGAAGAAGATCTAGTTGTTGAAAATAAATTTAAAACAAATGATCGTTTTGGTAATCTTGAAACATCTGGAGTGCTTCCATATGACCAAGTTATCCCTGCAGTATTTATTACATCTGAAAGTATCAACAATCAACCATTTGCTTTTGGAGGGCTAGATGTAACACAAACAAATGTTAAAGCTGTAGTTATGACCAGCGACTTGTATTGCTTAGACTGCGTTTTGTCTTTAGCGGCCGACTCTAAAAAACAATCATTTGTTGAAGTTGATTTTAACGACTTTCCTGTTACAGAATTTGGCGATATAAAAACAGCAACTTATCCAACAGGATATAGCTATAATCAAATAGAAACAGATAATACTCAAGAATTGTTTCATATAGAAGAAGTTTTTGTTTCAAAGTTAAGTGACAGAGTAAAAAAGAAAGTAAACCCTAATATTTTTGTAGGTTTTATTGATTTTGAGATACACAAATATCGTCGACCAAGAGGTTAATAAGTGCTTTTAAAAGTAAAAAGTTAACAATTGACTTTTTAAATTTAAAAAAAATTTTCACATTATGTGTAAAATAATGTAAACAACAATGACCTTAAACCTTATTTAAATCATCATGGCTAAAAGAAACAGAGTAATTTATCAAAGTGAGGCACTTTTTGTGACTCATCAATGTTCAGGACACAAAAGCTTGGATATTGTCAATGGCTCGCATAGAGCTGTAGGAGTCGGCCCTGACTTTGGCACGGGCATGTTCCACCAAATTCATCGTGTTCAGAGCGCAAACTATAATTTTGCTATTTCCAGGCAAGATGTTAATCAATTTGGCAACTTGGCAAGAATTGATACAGCAGTTATCGAAGCTCCTACGGTTGGATTAGATTTTACATATCTCATTACTGATGGCAGTAACGAAGATAAGTTGGGAATTACAGTAAGCGATACTGCAGCGCAAACGTCAGCAATTTCTGGTGTGCTGTCTAATATTTCTGGCAGAAACTATCATATATTAACAACGCCCGAAGGAACAGACGCTAACACTGATAAGGTTGGGGACGATGCAGCTCGATCAGCTACTAGCACTGTTATTTCAGTTGGTAATGGATATATCACAAACTACAGCATGAACGCTGCGGTTGGAGCTCTTCCTACTGCAAGTGTTAGTGTGGAAGGCTTGAATATTACTGCTGATTCAGCGGGAGCATCTTTAACCACTCCAGCAATTGACCCAGCAAATTCAGTACAAGGTACTGCGACATACGCTTTACCGAATCCTATTTCTGGTAGCGTTGGAGACATTCTTCGCCCAGGCGACATGGAAGTTATGTTTGGAGGTACGACCACCAGCGCAGGAAGCGCTACTGGAGTTTTGGCACAATTAACCGACACGAACGCAAAAAGCGCTGCACATATTCAAAGCTTTAGTATAGATATGCCACTTGGAAGAAGCGTTCTTAATAGATTAGGTAATGCTTTTGGATTTTCACGTGAAATCGACTTTCCGATCACCGTATCAGTTTCCATCTCAGCTATCGTTGCTGACCTTAAGAGAGGCAACTTGTTTGACGAGCTATATCAACAGCAAAAGCATGATATTGCAATTGTTATGAGAAAGCCATCTGCAGGTGGAGGCTCAGGAGGAGCAGAGCAAATTAGATATAATCTTAAGAACGTAACGCTTGATAGTGAATCTTACAGTTCTTCAATCGGAGACAACAAATCTGTTGATCTTACGTTTAGTGCTACAGTTGGTGGACCAGAAGACACAACTAATGGATTATTTATATCTGGCCAAAGAGCACTTGGCAACAATGATGACTCAAGATTCATTAGATAAAAAATATAACATAATCCAAGATTTACACCACAGTCTTTTGATTGTGGTGTAATTTTATATAGGCATGAGGAATAGAATATCATATCAGAACGTGGGTTTACTTGTTGGCCCAACTCCAGCATTCTCAAGTCACTCTGGTCAATATGCAGGCTCTCCAAGCCAGAAATTCGCCTCTAGTAAACTTAAAAAGCTAAACCTAGTACAGAACGCCTCTTTTAATTTTAACGTCACCAGGGCAGAAATACGGCAAATTGGAGGCCATGGTCTAACTGAACGAAAAGCTGTGGTCAGTCCAGATGTATCAGTTGGGTTTAGCTACATATTAAGTGATGGCAGGAATGAGGATATGCTAGGCTTTTGCCATTCAGGAGAAAACTCTGCATTTCTTTCTGGACAGCAAAATCCCACTGGGGATAGAAACTTATTTCTTGTTATCGCAGATGAAGCCTCAGAGGAGTTTAATAAACAAGAAGATTTTAGCAATCATAACGTATTAAGCTTTGGCAATTGCTTTCCAATAAATTATTCACTACAGTTATCTGTTGGTTCCTTTGCTACCGCTTCAGTTGAATATTTAGCTTCTAATGTTAAGTTTGATACTACTAGCGGAACAACCTCATATACCGACTCAAAAGGCAACGTTGGAATCATAGGCTCTGGTTTGATTCCAGCAGTTAATCCCGCCAATGGCCAATTAGCTTCAAGCCACGAATATGGATACATATTAAGAAGCGGTGACGTTGTCTCTGACGCTTCAGACGAGCAAAACTTAGGCTCAACAAATAGTGGCGAAATACACTACTTGAGGCCAGGAGATGTAGAGATGTCCTTTACTGAAAGCAACATAGGAGGTATAAAACTTTCTGGCTCAAACAGAATGCACATTCAAGACATATCTATTGACGTACCAATTAACAGAACCGATTTATACGGATTTGGTTCTAAATATGTTTTTGATAGAAGAGCTAATTTCCCAGGGCTAGGAAATGTTTCTTTTACGGCTATAGCTAACAATATTAATGACGGAACGACAGATACTGTATTTTCAGAAGATCGAGCTTATGATTTTACAATTACATTTTTAGATCCTACAAGCCCATTAAATTCTGAAGGGCTTCCATCTAATAAAGCTGTAGAATTAGAAATTACAAAGGCTAAATGTCAATCTCAATCTTTTTCACAAAATATAGGAGATAACATGGAGGTTAATGCTACTTTTACATTTGAATGCAATCATGTTACTGGATTTAAATTTAGCGGCTCAGCTAGTTAACCCCACTAGGCTCTAATCTTACATCTCCTCCAGCAACCTGTCTTGGTACAGCATTATAATAGTTATAAGCATATACCGCTTTTTCTAAATCCTCTTCAGCGTCTTTGGCCATACCTCTGTATGTCTTAGCTATTTCGTTTTTATTGGTTCTAGTTATCATAGAATCGCCTTCTCTTAAAGAAATGAAGTCTACGCTACTATCGATACCCTTTAAAACATTCCTAGCCTTCTTTTGGTAAAAGTGTTTTAGATAAAGCTTTTTGTAAATGCCGCTTTCTTCTAGCCCCATTTTTGGGTGAAACACATGTGAGCTTTTACCTGCTTCACCGCTGCCACTAAAAGATGTAAATATTAAAGTATTTAACTCTCCAATATTATTCTCAAACCAGCCAGATATTTGGCTTAACGTAGCCATATCTGTATCACTGTCAAATTCATTGACAAATACAGAATTAGCTAATATTTTTGGTTCGTTTGGCATTACATACCCTCAGACATTAACTTTTTAACTTCCTCAAATTTTGGATCACTTGGATCAATTATCGGCTTTTGCGATCCCATCGCAGCTCGCCTGCCTTTTGTTTGACTTACGAATTCTTTCAAAAGTCTGTTTTTTAAAGCCATCTTATTTCCACCTGGGAATACTCCAGCTTCTGCCGCTAATCTTTGTAGATCAGTTAAAGACATCTCAGAAAGATTGTCTTGAAAAACATCAAGGTTATTTGTCTTAAAAGCGTTTACTTGATCTACGCCTAAAAGCTGCTCTAATTCCCTAACTTTTTCAACCTCTAGCTTGCCATCTGAAAGATTCAGACTGTCAAGTTTATTTTGTTTTTGTGCTGCGGTAGCTTTTTTAGCTGTTCTGGAAGTGGACTTTTTTGCTTTAGTTGTTTTTTTCATGATATTATATATTATCTTTATGCACTATATTTTCTATTGGAATTACACTCTTAACGTGCAAAATAGAACAAAAAAACCCACTCCCGAAGGAGTGGGTTTTGTAATAACATTTAATAATGTATTAAGCCTCGAGGTCGATACCAACGATTGCTCGGTCATCCAACACAACTCTGCCTTCCTCGATAGAGCCGAAGTAGCCAACCTTTTGCTGACGAATAGTAAACTGATCATCTGCAACGAGGTTAAACTCGGAGCCAGTCTCAGAATCGACAGCGATACAGCGGACAAATGCGTCACGGCTGCGGTCAATGCCGAGAACGACATCGTCAGTAGCAGCAAACGAGTTTGAATTAGCTGTGTTCGGGTTGTTATCGCTGGTTGGTGAAAGAGCTGCAAGAATTGAAGTAAACTTCTTGCTAGCGCCCAACTCATGGATTTCCATAACATTAACACCAAAGAACTCAGGAATACCAGCGCTGCTGTACATTGCTGCACGAACAGAGTCTGGAGCGCCCTGACCAAACTGGCCAGCAGCTGCTGCAGTACCATCAGCTTCTCTTGTGTTAATTGGGTTATAAGCGATCTCACGCAGATCAGCGACAACTTCTGGAGAACAGATCATGTCTGTGATTCCAGCATTGCCACCAACAGGAGTACCACCAGCCCAAGAAGGACGAATTCTCTTGGCTCTTGTCAACATAGTGTTCAAGTCATCCAAAAGGAAACGGCCAGCCTGAGCAGAGGTTACCAAATGCTGATAGGTTGTACCGTCAGCAGTGGTAGAACCATTCGCCAAAGCGCCCAAAAGCAAGTTGGCAGAAGTTCTCTCTTGCTTGAGCAAGATTTCCTGTGCAGCGCGAGTGAAGGTCTTACTGACAACGTCCAATCTCGAACGAGAAGCGTATCTCTTGTCAAAAGAAACAGCTGTGTCGAGCTTGTAAGTTGCAACCTTCATTTCAGCATGCGTCGGTGTTACCTGGTTAGTCGGGAGACCACCTGGAGCATGCGTGCTATAAACGTTGATGTAATCTTCATCAGACACATCGTAATACACATCTAGCGGAATGCTAGGATTGTCGTCAGCGTTAAACTGAAGTGGAGTAAACAAATTGCTCATAGTAGGAGCAGTCTGAATCACTTCATTAATAACTGGACCGATAAACTCGGCCAATGCTACTTGAGCTTCATAAGCAGTGTCTCTGTTCTTAGAGCCCATTGCCTGAATCAACTCAATCTGTTCTGGAGTTCTTTTTAAGGTAATATTCATTTTCTTGATTCCTTTCTGGTTTCTAAGATTACAGATTCAACTTGAGAACGCCATAAGTTCCAGCCGCCACATCAGTGATAGGCCCAACAGTCCTTCTTGTTCCAGTGCCGATCCAAGTACCGATAACATGGTCTGCTGTATATTTCACAACAGTACCACCACCAGCAACGTGAGCGTGACCAGTAGTAGATGTAAGGGTGGGACCGTACAACGTAGTAAAGGCGATACCGCTAACTTTACCCGCAGTCTCGGGAGAGATAATACACGCTTGACCAGGAGTTGGATGAGTGGCAATGTTACCACCAGCGTTATCAATTGCGTCACTAGTTAAAGTGAAGATACCTCTCGTTGCAAGCGGAACCGCCTGGCCAGAGAGTACTGCTTGAAGCTCGTCCTTTTTGACTGGATTGTAAAGGAGTTTTTCTCCGTTTTCATCCTGCTCAAGGGTCTGCTTCAATGTAACACCAACAACCTCGCCAGCAAAAGCGCCAACTGATGCAGCTGTAACTTTTAACTGAACTTCGGGATATTGGTTCCGTGTATGATCCTGAGAAGCGCTAAGCTCCGCACGATCAACGTAGGTGATGGGGTCATTACTAAAATTCCCTCCACCACTCTTAACACTAACGAAAACTCCTGCACTACCGTTGCCATTGGTACTTGGATTAGTATCCGAAGTATCATTTGCGAACAAGTTGATAACATCGTTTTCGTCGTATTGCCTAAATGGTAATAGTCTATTTGCCATAATGCTTGATTTTTAGTAGGTTACTTTGATGTTTTCTTTGCTAAACGCTGACTGGAACTTAGTTCTCAGGGTTTCCGTTTCGCCAGAAGATGCCTCATTGGTATTAGAGATTTCAGGGGTAACCTGTTCCGTGTCCTCCAAAGCCTCTTCCAAATTTTCTTTTGTTGCTTCGACAACAGTGTCATCAGAAGCTTTCACTTCTTTGAGCTCTGAAACGCGTTTTTCAACTGCTTCAGCGACAGCGCTATCGAATTTATCTTTTTCGGCCTGTAGATGCTCTTTGCTCTTATGAGCAAAAACTACAGCCAACTTCTCCTGATAAGAAGCGAACGCCTCATCTGCTTCAGTTAATTCTTTAACTTCAGATGCGACAATCTTCAAATCAGCCTCACTCAGTTCATAATCTTGCTCAACAGCTTCCATGCGAGCGTTAAAACGAGCAAGCGACTCTTCGTGTTGCTTCTCGTCTTCGAACTGACGAATCTTCTCTTCAGCCGCTTCCAGCTTCTGTTTCATTTCTTCCACGGAAGCAGTAAGCTCTTGGTGCTGAGCCTCAATTTTAGCTTTTTCTTCTTTTTCGCTTACGAGCTGTTGCTTGTACTCTTCATTTTTTTCACGAATTGCTTCGTTAATGATTGAAGAAATAGATGCAACTGACTCTTCGGCGAACGTGTCTTTCGACATTTTTTCAGAAGAAAGCTTTTCATCGAGCACAGATTTAATTTCTTGAACTAATTGGTTAGTATTCATAATGCTAGAATTACTTTCTCTTTCAGATTTTACAGTGTTTTTTTCGGTTTGTGAAATATTATTTTTAAAGTTTAAAATATTTTTTAAAATTTCTTGAGCTTCATCACTCAATGTCGCAGATAAATCTCTACGGTCAGACATGTTTAATTGATTATTTTGTTCTGAAACAACAACCCCTTCAACATCAGCGGCTGGGTTAGCTGTAAACCCTATGCCTAAAGGGTAAACATTACCAACTACTAACCTTCTAACAATCGTCCCATCGTCCATTTCTCCTCGGCCGTCTGAAGCTTTTAAGTATTGAGATAGCTCCTCAATCTGTTTTTCATCAGTTACTATCTCTGCCTCAGATAAATTCTCACTGCCCACAGCAATTTGGTAATCATTAAAGCCAATCTCCCAACTCGCAGAAACTTGATTATGCATTGGGCTATCTGGATCCACAGACTTATTTAAAAGCTCAGCAAATCTTCTGTCCACCATACGATAAACTACTGCGCCTAAAGAAATGTTAAACGGATCACTGGTTCCCGTTAACTCTTCAGGACTTAAAAGTTCGTTATTGCCATATCCTGAAAAACCTGCCGAAACAATATGTCCTACAATTCTTTGTTTTTTATGTTCTATATTTGTAGGCTTATGAACAAAATAGTCTTTAACAGCTAAAGCGGTGTCAGTTGAAATTCCATCGTGATTTCTATTGAACTTATTAACAACAGCAGCATTAAAGGCAACACCAACTAAATCGATATTTTTATCAAGCTCTACCGAACTTGGAATTAAACTCTTCAAGTCCTCTAATGAAGCTTTTGAAATTTTTATATTTTCCTGATCAATATCTGCGGAAGCAATAATTGGTTGCAAGAACTTTGTCGTGTATTTGTATTTATTTGCCATTTCTCTTGATAAAAAGTGGAAACTATAAATTTGTTACACGCTTTTTACTCATTTGAGAATTTTTTAGAATGATAAACTATTGCAGCGCTGTAGTCCGTAAGTCTGTGATCAGCAGCGGTTTGAGCGATTTCATCTAATATATCTAACTTTAATATCTTATTATTGTCTTTTATACAAGACTCTGCTACCTGCTCCCACTCATCTTGACTTTTAGCTATAACTATTTTTTTACAAAGATCTTCTAACATATTATTTTGATTTTTGTTAAGCCTTTTAATCTTAAAATGCTTTCTTGCAGTCTTCTTGCAAAAGCTTTCTAATTTTTCGGATGCTTCAATTGTTTTAGTAACATTTTCTGCAGATATGTTTGCCCGCGAAACTTCTTGTGGTATTCCGTTTGTGCCTGCTGGCCTGCCTGGTACGCCTGGCACATTTTGAGTTTCTTTTTTCTCTTCTTCCTCGTCTGGCTCAATCATGGGTACGCCACCGACAATAGGATTATAATATCCCATTTTTCTTTGCTCAATAAATTGCTCTTGTGACTTCCCAACTTCTTCAGATTCAGGAAAGACACCTTTGTTGATTACGTCCATTCCCTGCTCTGGTGTAATAAGTCCAAGCTCCATAAGTCTAGTCGCAACTCTTTGAGTCTGTGTTGAGTCTTTAGTGTCAACTTCTTTAAATCTTGCAGTGGGGTAATTCCTAAAGCCCATATTTTTGCATACTTGCTTAATTTCTGGCTGAAGAAAATCATTGAGAAAAGCTTCTCTAGACTCTTTGAGTCTTTCTAAAAATATTTCTGCTTTAACTGCTGTGTTACTGTATTTTTCGCTGCCAACGATAATATTCTGCAAACCTTCTTTTATATCTTCGTTAACTATGCGATACTTCTCATACCCTAAAATTTTATTCATGTCGGGTATAACAAATTCTGCTTTAGTTGTATAATCAGAAACTAAAACCCTGCCAACACTTTCATTTCTGAAAAGCTCTTGCATGGCTGCAAGATTGTTATGATTGATACCGCCTTTACTTGGCTCGTTGCCCATGGTTATTAACAATATAACGTTTTCAATCGTTCTTACAATCGCTTGGTCAATTTTCTTAAACTCAAGCTTCATGTTAATATCTTCTAAAACAGAATATCCGAATGGAACTGCAAATGGCTCATAATCTTGCTTTTTATAAAAAGAATATCTTAACCTCTCTGGCTCAAGCTCAATCTTTGCGCCGTCTGGCTGATATCCATTCATTTTAAAGTTATCTTTTATATTTTTCGGTAGCCCCTCATAAACTTCTCGATCGTAATCGTTTTTAGGATTTTTTAATCTTTCAATTTCATATTCGCTCAATACTTTCGCATACACTCCAGTGGTTTCATAGCCAGTAGTTCTTCTTGCGACAATGTCAAACGGATTTAGTAAAATGTATTTAATAGGTATTTTATTGACAGACACAGAACCATAAGTTTTTGTCATTTTAATAAAATCTTCTGTATTAAATTTGCCATCTATCTTATAAAAGAATATATTTCCAGACCTGTAATATTCTCTAAAATATTGGTCTGTCAGTTTCCATAACTTTATTTTCTTAAACCATGCGGTTATAAAGTCTCTAGACTTTCTGCTTCCACCATCAAGAAATATTTCTGAGTTAGAAAATTCTGCCATAATATCTATCGCATTTCTAAATATCGCGACATTAGCATAAGCTTTTTGACAAAGCTCAATAGTGTCTCTTACATTGATTCCATTAACGGCATAATCAAATGGCAACAGGCCTTCTCGAATGTTTGAAAATTTATCTCTCTGTACAACTCTGTGTATACGATTGACTCTTGATCTTGAAGGCGCACTGCTACCCGCTCGGTTGTAAGAAGCCTTAGACGTATTATCAAAATAAGCCGAACCTTCTAAACTCGGACTATAAGTACTGTTCTGTAACAACGGATTTGTCGCTAAAGCCTCTTCGATAGACTGCTTTTGTTGAAACTTATTCCAGTATTCAGACTTCTTGGTATATTTTCTTTTCTCGGCCATTTGTTTATGTTACACTAAAGTTAGCAAAGTTACTTTTAAAAGTTTAAAAACTACTTTAATTTATAAACATTGGAGTAAAAGTTGACACGACTTCTTTTTGTTTAAAATTCAACATGTCAAAATAAGTCTTTATCATCCAATTGCCTAATACTAGCGCAGAATAACTATCTTTTCTAGCTTTGTCTCTGCCAGATTGCCTTTTTAAATTAGCGGGTAAGTCAAAAGTTTGAGTGCCTTGACTTGTCGTAGTGATTTGAATAAGTGCACATTCAACTTTCGTTAATTCTATCATGTCTGATTGATGTTCAATAAAGTCTATCATTTTAGCCTCTTTAGACATTTTTTCAACAGAATCGTTTGATTTCAAATATTTTAATTTATCGATAGGAATTCTTTTTCTTCTTTGAACTTGATAAGATTCATCAATCGCTTTTGACGCGAAAAATATTCTTGAATGATCTAAGTTGGATTGAAGTAACTCGTTAGCTTGACGAATCCAATTGCTTGTTGGCTTTCTTAAATAACAAATCTTACCTTCGTTTTTATTATACTGATTTCTGGCTTTTTGTAAATCATCGTTATAATTCTCAGGCCGCTCAAAATCCGCCTCTATAATTTTCAATTGCAGCTTATCTTGTTTAAATATTTCACTTTCGTTACAAGCACTAATAAATTGTACGCCTCCTGCATAATCACCAACTACCATCACGATATTAAAATTTTGTAAAATATAAGAAAAGTACCTAATGTGATCTTTCATATTTGCGCCAGATAACGCATAACTATGAACAACTGTACCCATTTGTCTTTCCGCATTAAGTTTGAAAATTTGAATTGCAAAATCATCTGAGCTTTCGCTTTCTGCCCAGCTTGGGTCAAAAGCTAGTAAATATTCTGCGCCTGGTTCACCAGCAACTTCAACGGATGGATCTTCACCATCTGGTATTGTGCACTCGGCCATTTTAGATATCTTAAAGTATCCACTGCTGTCATCAGTAAACACAGCTCCAAACTCTCTATCAAACTGGCTTTGACTCATTGTTGACTTCGCCTGATTTAAAAGATTTTGGTCGTACAGTTGCTTTGGCGCACAATCGTAAGAAAATTGCATAATTGTTCTGTGCGCAGTATCAGTAGAGTTTTGATTAAATATAAGATTTTCAAATTGAGTATAAAGTTTATACATATACTCAAATTTGTAAGACGCAGAAGACAATGCAATTAATTTATTGTTAGGCCATACGTATCTTTCTTCTTCAACCATCTTGCCTTCTTTTATTAACTTTGTTTCTAGATTGTATAAATCTTCACGTTGAGTTGGATTTTCTACAACAGACAAAAACGGTACAATGACTTCATTATATATTCGCTCTGGCATCAATAAAAATTCATCAATAATAATTCTGTGAAAACGAAAACCACGCAGCTTCTCACCATCACCAAGAGGCAAGGCTCTTATCCTTGACCTTCCGATTTCCAGTAGCCACTCATCGTTACTTTTGCTTTTCTTTGTAATGCATTGGGCAAACAAGGCTGCTTCAGGTTTAGCGGCTATGTCTTCAATTTTCTTAAATATCATTTTAGCCTGCCTGAAAGATTTAGAAAGTATACCTATTTCTACGCCTTGATTGAGCATAGCGTCTAATGCTGCGAAAATTGCAGTAGTAAAAGACTTGGACATACCACGAGACCATACACCCATAAAATAGTCAGTCTCAAACATTGCCTTAATCGACATATGCTGAAACGGAAACAGTTTAATTCCCATAAGCAAATCTGCAGCAAACGTAGTGTTCTCTCTTAAAAATTGATATAAGTATAACTTTGCTTCTCTTTCTTCAAGAAAACCAAGATTCTCATCAAGAAGCAGCTTGTTGATATCGCGATGTTTGTTGGGTCTGTCTTTTTGATTTCCTTTTTGCCAGGCCATAGTTTCTTGCGTCTATATAATATTGTAAGTCACAGTACCAAATTTTTCTGCCAAAATATAAAATTCTTTGAATTAAATCCATTGATGTAGTTCTATTACCAGAAAATATAAATTGACATGTTTGTGGAAACTCGTGACACAAAGCTTTCATGTTATGAAAAATAAATTTTAAATTTGATGGATGTGGAGAAAAATGATTTTGTTTTTTGATTTTTTTTATGTCACTATCAACCACAATAAATACATAACTGTCCATAGCTTTTGCTCTTGACATTTCACGTCTAAACCTAGAGAAATTTTGAGACATTGTTGATTTGAAATCACTTTCGCTTTTTCTTTCTATAAATGTGTAGTCATACCTGCTACCGCTTGCAGTATAGTCGGCAAAATCTAATGCAAATTTTTTTGTGTGTTTAAAAGGAAGCGGCTTGTTTTCTCTGGTGTCAATTACAACTTCTAAATTATCAAGTCCATCAACTTCAAAAAAATCATCAGGCAATTTTCTATAAAGCATTGGGGTGACTCCAGCTTGACTACAAGCGTGAGAGTAGCTTGAAAAAAGTTTTTTATAAATGTCTACAGTAGGCAGCTCAGTTAATAAAAGTTCTAAATGAGTTGGCCCAAAGTTTAAATCTTTGTCTTTTATGCGATTTTTTAATTTGTTAAGCGCATACTCTTTAACTTTTTCTGTAGGACTTGAATGACACCACTTTAGCAACTGACTATAAGTAGAAAAATCTTTTTCAAAATAATCTTTTTTATTTTTGAACGGTAGAAGCTCTCCAGTTAATAAATTTTTTCTTGGAAAGTTTTTTGTATAATAATCTGCAAGATTCATATCGTGAATTTTGATATGTCTATGCAGCGACGCTTCGCTTCCGAATTCTCTACTACATTCTTTACACTTAAATGACATCTTGTTTTCCTACTCCTAAAACTCTAGATTTCCAATCAGACATAGATTCTAAATCATCAGCTTCTTTTTTAATAATTTGTTTTTGCATCTCTGCCATCTTGACCATGATAGCTCTTTCCTCTTCTTCTTGAAATAATTGTACAATGTTTAATATACTTGCATTTTGTTCATTTTTAGAGGCAACTCGTTTAGCTCGATCTCCGTTCAACTTTGTAATCAGTTTGTCCATACGTGAAGCGCATTGATTATACTCTTCGCTTTTTGTTTTTAATATTTCTGTTAAACGTATGGTAAACTCTTGTTGATCTTGAGCATCGTCAAACATTAAATTTAATTTAGCTTTTTGTTGTTCGATATGCTTTAAATTTATGTAGTCCATGCAAACGTTAATATACAAATTAATTTCATCAGAAGTTAAGTCTGGCTTATCCCAAACGCATCTTACAAACTCAGCTTCAAAAAGTTCTCTGTCTTCTTGTGAGCCATAATTATTTATCACCTGCAAAAACCTTGGGCTGGACAAAAAACTCATTAAGTTTTCTGCACACTTTTTATCTTGCATTTGTAACTTACTTTCGTCTAAATCTTTACCAGCAAAGTCGTTAATTTTTTTTATTGACCTAGATAAAGCTTTTGGCGGACTGTACTTTGTTCCCAATGCACTTTCATCAGACCTTACAAAGTCAGGATGATTGTTCTTTACGTAATCGGCAACGACGCGCTGTTCTTTTGAAAGTTTTTTAATTTCTTTGTTTGGCCATAAAAGCTCTGCGAGTTGAATACTGCTCATATTTTGACCTGCGTGAGAATCTAAAAACTCTTTTTCTTCGTCAGTTAATATTATTTCTTCAACTTTTTGATGGCCGCTCGTTTCATAGTTCAAGCCTTCTTCCACCATAAACTTTCTTATCGCGCGACCAATTTTACTTCTGCCATCTAGCTTTTCATCGCCAGAAACCATCTGAGTCAACCTAGTCAAATCTGATATGGCCTTGTAATTATTTTTGATAAGCTGTTTTTGTTCGTCATTTAACATTTTGGTTAATTATGATAATGTCTTTTTGGCGAATAACTGTAACCGCCTTTTCTTTAAACATTTTTTTTAAATTTTTAATTTGTTTGTATCCAGCTTTTCTGTTTTTTTCGTTCGTAGTATATCCAAGCTTTTTTGCAACCTCATCTTCTGACAAATTTTTAACGAATAAATCTTCATAAACCTCATAATGCTTTTGTGTCAAAACTAACTTCATCTCAATATGTAATTTACTTATAGAGTTTAGCATATCAAACTCTTGGGACGCTATTGAAAAAACTTCTTTGTGATGGTTTTCTAGCGCTAATGGAAGCTTTATGTCGTAAGCATGTTTTTTACCTTTTTCCCATTTAGCGTATAGTTTGCATTCGTTCGACTGTAAGCCGCTTGGAGTAAATGAGCATAAGTTATCTCGGCCTACGCCTTCTTCACTAAGCTGGCTAAAGGGACACCCTAAGCATGGACGAGCAAAATTACTATAATTGTTTCTTAAAATGTTTTTTAGCTGATTGGATATAATTCTATTTACCCATGGCTCAAGCGGCCTTTTCTGATCCCACTGATCCCATTTTTTAAAAATATGAAAGCGAATTATTTGTTCAACATCTTCAAAGTCAAACCAAGAAACAGCATTTAAATGCCACTTATGTTTTCTTTTTTGAAGCTCTTGGTCAATAACGTCAACCTTGTCTTCATATTTTATTTTTTTGCGCCGTGGCATTAATCTTCTGCAGGCTGATTTATTGAGCTGGCGCAGTCGCGCATTGATTCTGCCTCGAGTTCTTCGCGCGTTAATTGCTTTTGTCCTGGGATTGTAGCTTTCTTTTGTCTGTTTTTTCCTTGTTGTCTGGTGTTTATCAAATCTCCTATCGTTGGGCTTTTGCTAGCGACTTCAACAGTATACTCTAGTTTTTGTATGTCTGGAATTCCTTGAGGCTCATTTGATAAATTAGATGGTGCTGGCTGCGGACTTGAGGTGGGGTTCACTCGTGCGCTCGTTACTTCTGTTAGCAGGGATTGCCCACAGCCAGCACAAAATTTCGCCTTTTGTGTTGTGAAGGTGTTTTTATAGCCACATTGTGTACAGTATATAAACGGCATGTTTTATATTAATATGTTTTTATAAATTTTTCTATTTATACATTACACAATGTTTTAAGAAGTTTTTCTTTTAATTCTAGTTTTTGTTGTTGGAGAGTTTGCTTTTTCAATCTTATCAACAATAAATTTGAGGATTTCGCTTCTTAATATATCGTCTTTTGTAAAGTCAAAACAATGTATTCCTTTTTCTGCAGAAGCTTTATCATTAAAGATATTAGCCATTTTGTCAAATCCGCTCTTACCATTAATGTCGCTTTGCATAGGATCTCCGCAAATAAATAATTTGCTGTTTTCTCCGAGTCTAGTTATTAAAGTTGTTAACTCTTTAAATGTAAAATTTTGTGACTCGTCTGCAATGATGATTTTATTAATCCAGTTAGAGCCACGAAGATAGTTTATCGGCAAAGCATTAATAATCTTTTTCTGCTCTAAAAAACTCCTTTCTTGGGGAGTAATCATCTCTTCAAGCTTGTCGTTCAAAGGCAACATGAATGGATTGAACTTTTCTCCAACGTCACCTGGCAAAGAGCCCAAACCTTTTTCGCCACTTTCTGCAATAGTACGGATATAAGTAATATCATAATCGTTATTTATGTTAAAAAGTTGAAGAGCTGTGTATACCGCTAGATAAGTTTTAGTTGTTCCTGCTGGGCCACGAACGAACATGGCTTTTGTATCTTTAGCTATAGAAAGTTTTAGAAACTGTTTTTGTTTTTCTGTAAATTTTACTGGATTAAGTTTTATCTTTTTTTTCTTCAATGGTGAAATAAAATCTAAAATTGTTGTTTCGTCAATTTCGCAACTAACATCAACATCAGACACCGACTTTGAAACTGCTTTTCTAGCCATGTTTGTAGTGTAAATATTGTTCTTGATGATGTATTTATCATCATAATATATTACACCAAAACAACTTAAATTCGATAACGAATTACTTTTTCTTTATCTGTTACGCCAGGAATACCGCCTACAAATATATCTTTTTGAGTTGTAGCTAACGACGGTAAGTTATCTCCAGCTTTATCTTGTTCTGCAGAACCAGTATATGTTATTTTCTGTGTCTGAGTCCAAGAGCTTCCAGCCCCAGTAAACACATAAACTGAACCAGCATTAGCGTTAACATCATCTTCGCCTGGCGCTCCAACAACAAGAGTGGTCTCATTTGGCATTGAAACAGAGTCTCCAAAAAATTTGTCGCTTCCAGCTGCATCATCTGCTTGCACTTTTGCTTGATAAGTCCATTTTCTGTATGGAGACTCAGCAGTAGTATATATGTAAACTTCTCCACGATTTGAGCCACCTGCTGCGCCACTAGGCGCTCCAACTGCAATTGTATTATTAAATATATCTACGGAATGGCCAAATGCAGGATTACTGTCAGAACTTGTAACTCCTGTTAACATTTGAACTTCAACAAAAGAAGTTGCTGCAGTGTGCGGCCCAGTTCCGTCTGCTGCGTAAACATATGCAACTCCAGATTGCGCACTGAATCCTGGAGCACCTGCAACCACAACACCTTTGTGCATTGCAACTGACGTTCCAAATCTCTCGTTTGAATCGTGAACATTAGCGCCTAAGTTTGAGTGTATTTCTGTTGACGTCTTAGATAGTTCGTAACCCGCAAAACTATTAGTTTCGCCTTTTACTCCATATCTAATATGAACAGTTCCTAATTCAGTGCCATCACCACTAGTAGATAGTGGCGCACCTATAGCCATCCATTGAGTTTTTCCACTAACTTCCTTGTCAAAAGCTAAAACGCTTCCAAAAGACGTTCTATCTCCATCATCAGCTTGTCCAGTCAATATATCACGAACGGTAAAGCTTTCTAAATTATCATCATCTGGATGAAAAATAGATACAGCACCTGCAAGCTTAAGCGTGTTTTCTCCGCCTTTAGTATTAGCTACGGCTACTAAGTTGCCAGGGCTGACTGCAACATCCATCCCAAAATTTGTATCTTGACTTTTGTTAACTCCAGGAATATAACTTGTATTACTAAGTCCTGCTGCTTGCTCTTGTCCAGAAGTTTGTTGAACTTGAGTATAAAATCCACCTTTATTTTTATAAATATACGCTGCACCTAGTTCGAAATCACTATTTGCAAATCCACTAGCACCAATCACTAAAACGTCTTTATTAGCAGCAACGGCATGGCCATATGCAATATTGTCTAGTTTCCTATTAGGTGTATCGCTAGACATTCCAGTTTCCAAAACTTGAAACTGCTCATATACGCCAGATGAAACTACTTGGATAGATCCTGCTCGTGTATCAGATCTTGCCGTGCTGGCTTTCGGGTCTCCGATAGTTGTACTAAAAACATAGTCTACGGTGCGGTTATCACCAATTGACATGCCATAGCTTTCAGACTCTAAGACCGCATTATGGAAAGTGAACTCAACTTTTTTATCTCCTTTTTTTGAGCCATCTGGGCTAGGCTTTCTAAATGCAATTTTAAGATCACTTTTGTTCTGAGCGTATAGCTCTGTAAATAATGATTGTGAAGATGATTTTTTATCAGCTAAAACTGCAGAAACTGAAATGCTTGCAGTAATTGGCACATCAAGCACTTTTGCGTAACCAAAAGCATTTCCTAGTCTTTCCAGATTTGATCTACCTAAGGGCAAATCCATAGAAACACTTTGAATATGTGAAGCTGAAGAGTTGTTGTCATCGGTTACAGTACTCAATAATGAAGAGTCGCCTAAATCAACTTCGATGTCCCCAGGTAATAAACAGCCAGGACCTTCTCCAGTCACTATGTATTCATTTGGTATAGTGTATTCGTTAGTATATTGAATACCTTCTGAAGGATTTATTGCAGGATTTTGCCCTGCTTTTCCAGCGTCCGCTTGTATATTTGAACCTTGAACAGAAATGGATACTACTGGCATACCTCCGACAGCCGCATTTAAAGAATAGCTTGAAACAAAACCGTTACCAATCGCCACTACACTTTTATCCGTATCTTCTTGAGCGTCTAATTGAGCTATAGTTCCTATTGCATCTCTGCCTTCTGGGGCTGTGTATACATAATAATTTCTTCCTTCTCCATCATTAATAAAGTCTTTATGGAGAAAGTTAGAGTCGTTACTAGTATCGAAACCTAAAAGGTGTTCGTTTTGGCCATCAGTTAAATAATAAGAAAAATCTAAAGAAACAGTTGGAGATGAAAGAACCTTAGAATCAATTCTAGCTAGTTGTCCATATTGATAGGTATCTGTTCTATTGATTGCAAATCCGTAATTTATTCCCTGCACTCTTTTGATTGGTCGCAAAAGACTTTCTCCTGGGCGGTCATCACCGTTTAAATTCTGATTGCCTGTTGCGCTTGGTGACACAAATAACAGCTCATTTTGGTAAATTATCCTGTTTCTAGCCATAATAGTATATATTCTCCAAATAACATTACACTTTTTTCTTGAAAAATCGTGTAAAATAAATATATGGGAGAAATACACAATTTAGCTATCAACGGCAACATTAAGGGCATAAAAAAAGCGTTGTCCCAAATGACTAATAAAAAAGTTTTTTTATCTTTAGATAAAGAGCTGGGATGGAGTCCAATGCACTATGCTTCTCACCACAGTAAGGCTAAAATCGTGCAATTAATGTTAGATGCTGGAATTAGGCCAAACATCAAAAGCGCGCCTCCAGAAAAGAAAAAACAAAACGATTGGAACCTCGCTCTTGAAGAAGATGACTCAGATAAAACCCCAATAGTTTATCCAATGGATGTTGCGGAGGGGCCTAATCGTACAAAAATAATAAACAACTTAATTAAAAAGGGCGGCAAGTTTTACGGCGAAGATTTAAACTTACATCAAGCTGTGCAAATGCAAGACATTGATGAAATAGAGTGTTTATTAGAAGACGATTCTATAAAAGTAAACGCAAGAGACGTTAGAGGATGGATGGCAATACATTACGCAGTTGAAATGAATAATCTTGAAATAGTAAAATTATTACTCGAAAACAAAGCTAATGTTAATGGATCTACATTTGAACCAGAACTCGATCAACTTAATCCTTGGGAAATAGCTAACGATAACGAGAACGAGGAGATGTTAAAATATTTGGTTTCTAAAGGCGCGATGAAACATTCTGAGAGAGGCCAAGTCAAATACAAACAATCTATAGATCAAGTTCAAGTTGGTGGTAACAGCGAGCCAGAATTTAAAGGCTATGAATATGAAGATACCCCTAAAGAACCTGATGGACTATTAGGTAAACTATTCGAATCTAAATCTGATAAAATAAAAAGACTAGAAGCGGCTGCGGCCCAAATGAAACAAAAAGAAGATAAAGCTGCTGAAGTTAGAAAGAAAATTCAACAGGAAGAAGAAAAGAAGAAAAGACAGCGAGTTATTAAATGGAAGTGGGGAGAAGATCCATTTAAATTAAAAGGCGAGTCTTTAGTTTATGATAGCCCTTGCGAAGCTCACACATATTTTATGGATATTGTCGGATACTCAAACAAAAGCACGGCCGAACAGAAAAGAGTCACAGATGAGCTCATATCTTACGTTAAAGGCACTGAAGGGTTCCAGCAGGCAAATAGACAGGGTAAGCTAATAATATTGCCTACAGGGGACGGTATGGCGCTCGTATTCTTTAATTCTGTGCATGCTGCGTTTAAGTGTGCGGTGGACGTAGGGAAAAAGACTTATAAGCACCCCCAAATAGGATTACGTAACGGAGTATATTCTGGCCCAGTTGTCCCTGTAAAAGATATAAATGACAATCCAAATGTTAGTGGCGCAGGAATAAACATGGCGCAAAGATGCATGGATGCAGGTGACAATGATCATATACTAATATCTAACGGTGTCCATCAATATGTAAATCAAATGGATATTCCAGGATTAAAATTTGACGACTGGGGTCCTGTCATAGTCAAGCACGGTTCGACTGTACATATGTGGACAGCTTACGGACCAAACTTTGGAAGAACAGAATTTCCCGATTGGCGGGGAACAAAAAAAGCAGAATTTAATTAAAATGAAAAAACTAATATTAACACTATCGTTTTTCTGCGCGTTTAACGTAATCGCAGAAGATTCTCAAGAATTAAAATTTTTAGGTAAAACAATTATCCATGAAAATGGTAGCTGGGTAAATCCTGAAGAGCCTGAATGGAAATTAAAAAAACCTAAAACTTGGTTTAAAAGAAATTACGTGCGACATTATATGCAGGGCTCACAAGAAGTAACTGATTCAATCATAAAGATAGATTGGAAAAAATTAAAAGATGCGGCTAAGTCTGGAGAAAAAGTTCCTGCAAAAGAAGTCATCCAACTGTTTAAATTTA